CGTAGCGATGTCCGCTGCTCCTGATAACTATTGGTTCTGGATTTGTCAGCGTGGTTGGGTGCGAGCTAAAAATACCGATGCGCTTGTTGCAGGTCAACAGGTTGTTGCTGGTACGGCTCTTATTCAGGATGCTTCTGATGGAGCACAAGAGTTAGTAATTGGTGAAATTCCAGTCTCGCAGTTCGCGGGAACAGAATCGAGTTTCGCTACCGTTCATATTAATTGCTTTGATTCGATCGTTTTGTCTGGTACTCCATAATCATGGAACAAAAAAAATGGGAATTGGTGATCACCGCCAGTTCCCTTAATTTTAAACAAGAGGTTAAACAATGAAAAGATTATATATTTTTCTTTTAATTTTACTGATTCCAACTATTTTGATGGCTCAGTATAAGTATGATGGGCGGAGGATATGGCCGGCAACTATTGATTCGACTAAATTTACATCGGATAGATCGGCAGCAATTGGACCCGCTGTAATTGGTGGTGTGCAGATGGTTGATGCTACTTTTGGTGAATTATGGCTCCCTGTTGAATGGGATTCTGTAAGAACTGATGGAGGCGTTGCTCCTGATATTGTTAGAGGCGCAGGTGCTTGGCAAATATCAAGTTTTACAAGCAATCAAGTCGTCACTGGTTATTTTCCTTCTCCGGTTGGTGGAGATTTTCCGTTTGCTACTTTTGGCTTTGAAGCAGATGGATCGGGTACAGATGACTCAGTTTGTGTTACTTTTGTTTGTCCCGCTAACTATAAAGATGATACTATGGAGCTTTATCTTTATTGGTTTCAGTTAGAAAATACCAGCTCGGTAGGTGATTCTATTGTATGGGATGGAACAGTTAAGGCAACAAATACGGCTTCAATTGATTCAGCTACAAGTATATTTGCGGCTGGAACTGGAATGACAAGCGTGGCTACGGCAATGGATTATTCCGGTCCCGGTAGTGACACGACACCAGACAGCTTGCTTTATATAACTAATCTTGATCCAGAAGTAACAGACTTAGATCCTGGGGATTTGATCAGAATTTATCTATGGGCTGATGTATCAAGGTGTGATTTAGGTACTGGCGAAGAAGTATACCTTATTGGTGTTTTAATTCGCTGGGACATTCTTGATACACCTTAAATAATAGGGCTGGTCAATCGCCAGCCCTGATATATAATGTCACTTTTTTATCTTTGATCACTTTATAAAAAATTTATCAAAGAGAAATTTATGGCAACTTTTGAAGCTTTAGAAAATAGAGTAAAATTAATTGTCGATACCACTGGATACAGAACGCCTATTAATATACGTAAACTTTTGCATGAATCAGAAAACGAGTGGATTAAGCGTACATTCTGTACTCAAAAGTATATCGAATATTATATAGCAGCTACCGATTATGAATACGATGACGATGATCCCACGAATATAGCATTTGTAAAAGGTTCTGGAACTACCAAAGATACTATAACGGATGCCAATAGTGGATTTTCAGACGATGGTTTTGCAGCAGAACAGGAAATAACCGTATCAGGGTCTACGAGTAATGACGGAACATATACCATCTATTCAGTTGCAGCAGCGACAATTACGCTTAAATCCATAGGTCGCTTGACTTCGGAATCTGGCGTTGCTGATATGACGATAGAGGCAGATATTGACCCGAATATGCTATTGTTACCGACTGATTTTGTAAAAGAGTACAAAGTTGAATATGGTAATTATGTTTTGCAACCACTTCATAAAGACGGTTATGCTAATTTATATACTGCTTCGTCAATAATAGGCGATTCTCAACCTTACAATTACTGGATAGAAGGAATACCTTCCATTGACGAATATAAAATTGTCAATCACACAATCGGGCTTTTATATGATATGGATCAAAAACCAGAACTGGCTAATCTATATTATTCTCGGTTTGAAAATGACGTAATGGAAGGACGTTATAAATATGCATTACGACAACATAAACAATGGCGGATAAGTAGGTAAAATGACTATAATTGAATTGAAAAATATAATAGGTCTTTTTACCAACGCAGATCAAGAAGATATTAAGGAAGAATTTTCAACTGTATTACAAAACTATTATCCTACGAATGGTAAACTTGTTAAAACATTTGGTATTGGTGTAAAAATAGCTACTGCATTAGGCTCTACTTGTCAAGGCTTAGTAACTTTTTTTAATTCTGAATTAGCAACACCAGACGGTTCAGGCACAGGATACGTTTACATAGCGATACTTGTCAATAATGAAACAAATGTAGTTACGATAAAGTTTTGGGATGGCGATAGTTGGGAAACTGGTGGAAGTACAAAATTATTTGAAAATGCATTAGGTACATACTACCATGACTATGATAGAAATCCTGTCATACAAGAGAGGGGAATATTAAGATTACTGCCTGGTAATCTTGGTGTAGTTGGAGCTAACCAGTGTGAAGGTATCTGGATGGGATGGATAGACAGGGACTATTTTGATCAAATCTATATTGCCGATACAGACTTTAACTCAGCATTTTATTCTGAATCGACACTGATCGAGGCTCCGGATATATCAGAAGTAACTGCTACTGTCTTACAGGGGGGTACGTGGACAACGGATGAAGATGGTGATGATACTCTTGATTCAGATGAAGTTGAGCCTCCAAAGTACTATAAAATGAGCAATATTTACGATGGAGTTCAAGAGTCGTTATTAAGTGACCCAATAAGGGTTACACTTGATTTGACTTTTGATTTATATGTCAAACTTGAATTTGATATTACAGAATCTACCCATAATAAAAGAATTACAGGACGTAAAATATATCGTTCTGATTATCCAACTGGTTCTTATGGCTTGATCCATACTATCGATTTCCTAAGAGACTCAGACGATCTTGAGAGCAGTGCATCAGGGGGGCATTCGGGCAATAATACAGCTTATGTTCCAAGTCTTGTGGATTGTGATTTTGATAATGCCTTCGTTTATGTTCTTTATACAAGAGAGGGTAGTGGGTATTGGGGATTAACTATCAAAGACGTTGATGGCAATGCTCTGGATGGTACAGGTCACACTATTTTTAGATGCACGACTGATTCTGGATTTCTAAATACATGGAATGGAGCCTGGTATCTTACCGAAGCTGGCTCGACTGTCGAACAGGGCTATACAGGTGCTTATTGTGGCAAAAATGTTATTATTGTAGAAGATGATATTGGTGTAGGAAACGCTGCTGGCGGAGTTGTTTATCTGGCTGATGTTGAATCGGGACTTGCAACAACAGGCGCTGCTTCGGCTGGCGATGGGAAACAAGTCGAGTTTACAGACGCTTTGCACGATCTCGCTGCTAATGACATAGTATTACTTTCAGGTTTTTCAGTAAACACGAACTATAATGGTGTTTTTGTTGTTCAGGAGACAACTGCGAATACTTTTACAGTCAATGCTTTATGGGGTAGTGACGAAAATGGAGAATACCAGGCAATCGGAAACGAAAGGATCGTTGCGGATAACTTTGAAAAAGCAATTTTGGTGGTAATCGGTTCTTCTTATACAGCAGGGCATAATAAGGCATTTTGTAATGACGGAGCAGGTGCACCTTTAACTTGTAATGATAAAGCTTGGATATTAATGAAGCCCCATAAGGGACTATATAAAACAACAGACAACGGCGGAAGTGTTACTTATGAGTTTTATGATACCAATCTTACAGAAGGTGCAGCGCATCCATTAGAAAGCGAAGTCTCAATTAATGTGAATGGTAAGTTTGCAATTATCCATAAAAATAGACTGTGGCAATTGAGAGTTGTTTTAGACCCTGGTGGTAAATCGGAGTCGCATGGAGATTGGCTAACATATTCAGAACTCGATCAGTATGATGTAAATCCAGTTAGCAACGCTATTCCAATAATTGACTTGACGAATGGAAAAGGAACTGGACTTGGCATTAGCTTTGGCTCATTGATAATTGCAAAAGAGTTTTCTGTCCATAAACTGCTTATTAACGACCCAAGCGATCCAACCTCGTGGGTATTGAGTGACTCCGTTTATAATAGGGGAAATCTGGCAGAAAAAGGTTTTATTCAGGTTGGAAATCTTTGTTATATATGCAGTAGTGATGGAATTTATGTATTAGATATAAACTTTCAGGCTGCCACTGATGATACTCCATTGATTCAAGATAGAATATCAGAACCGATTAATGATGTTTATTTGGCGGTCGCTGATAAGACAGCTATTATTTCGGGATATGATAAACTAAAATCAGAAATTATCTATGCTTTTACTTCGAGTTCGGTATGGGCATATAGTATCGTTACTAAGCAGTGGAGAGAAATAGATACAGACAGCGCACCAGCTATGTTTGCTTATGATGAAAATAATGATCTGATGGCATTTAACTCTACTGATTATAAGATATATGCTGTTGATGATGATGAAAGTGTTGGATGTAGTGTTGCTACAAAATTCTTTAATGTTTCTGGTGGAGAAGGTGGTAGAGAAGGTTTAGTAAGAAGTGTATCAATACGTTATAAATCGGCTGTTGCTTTAATTGTGCGATGTTATTTGAATGGAAGCACAGATGTGGCGGTCGAATCTGAATTAGCACCTGCTCTTACTCAAGCTAATTGGGATACCACTGCGGGATGGGATTTATCTGGATCAACTCTTAATCATTCCAGCGATGGGGCTGGCACAATAAGTCCCTTAACTGACTTATCCATTATTGCGGGACAGGTTTATAAAGTAGTAATTACTTTATCGGCTGTTACGGTTGGCAACTGTACTTATACTATTGGGGGAACATCTGGAACAACTCTATCCAGTGCAACAACTTATACAGATTATGTTATAGCTTCCACAACTGGTGATTTGATTTTCACACCAAGCGCGGCAGGTGCTCGATTTACAATATCAGCAGTTAGTGTCAAACAAATTACTGGTGGCTCATTAGCAATTAGTTCCAGTCCAGATACAGTGAAAATGGCAATAAGAAGAAGATGCCATAGCTTTAAAATAGAAATAGTTGATCTGACAGAGTCTACGAGTGATACAGAGATTTTTAACATAAAAATAGAAACTGATAGTTAATGAATTATTATAGACGCAAATATTATAGAGATAAATGGATATTAGAACATGGTGATAAAAAATACAAATCAGGTTCGATATTTATTGGTTATAATATTCATCCTTACATTTTGCTTAGAATATCAGACAAAAATGAATATGCACTGTTTAATATAACAACTGGTGAATATTGGTCTGAACCAAAAATCATAGATGGCGATGTTGATGTAAACGATTTAGTTCGATTAGGAATTGATGATAATTTTGTTCCTTTTGTAATTCCTAAAATAAAAGAAACAGAACCACCAAAAGATGATAACAACAACAATATAGATGTTGATGAACTCATAAGAATGATCGAAAATAAAAATAATTTGAGTAATATCAAAATCGGAGAAAAATAATGGCTGCTGGCGATATAACAGATGCTCTTGTAGATGAGTTAGGGATTCGTCTTGAAGATGCCGATGAAGCAGTATTTACAGAAGCTACTAAGCTGTTAGCTTTAAATAGAGGTCAGGTAATGGTATGTCAGTACCTTGATAACCATTATTTAACGGAATTAGAAACGATAGACGATGGCGTAGGAAACGCGGGTGAAGATATATCAGGCGGTAGTTTTGCTTTTTCAAGTCTGGATAATACACCATTGAAAGGCGCAGAAGGAATTATAGCAACGTCTGTTCAGGTAGGTGGTAGTGGTGATTTTCTTTGGGCAACGGAAATTGATACTAAAAGAAGAAAAAGGCTTGAAAATACTTACTTAGCTGAGTCTGATGTTAACATTCTCTATTATATCTATGCCAGTACCATTTATTATGAGTTATCGACTTATACGAGTTCTGTAGCAGCGATATATTACTTGAAAGTACCAACGACTATGACAACAGATGTTGACCCTGTAATAAATACAGGACTACATGAAATTATGCTTTTATTTGCAGAGGGGTATTGCTGGGGTATGGATGGTAAGTTAGAGCGCAGAGAAAAGGCGTTTGAATCGGCAAAGTTACAGTGTAAAGTTTTGAATGAAAAGTATACGCCACCGACTGAAATAGGCACAAAAGGGCGTATTGAATTAGGTAGAGGAGATTAACGATGGCTGCTGGCGATATAACAGATGCTCTTGTAGACGAACTTGCAATAAGACTTGAAGACCCGAATCAGGCTGTGTTTACAGATGCAGTTTTATTACTGGCACTTAATCGGGGACAAATCCAGGTATGCCATTATCTCAACAACGGTTACCTGACTGAATTAGAAGCGGTGGAGTCTGATTTAACCATATCTGGCGGTTCTTATTCGATGGCTTCGCTTGATAGTAATAACGGTGTGCTTAAGGGCGCAGAGGGTATACTTGCGGTTGGTTTTGATCTTAGCGATAGTGGTACTTATACATTCGCTACAGAAGTAGACATACGGAATATGAAACGTACAGAGAATACATATTTAGCAGATGCTACAACTAATTATCTTTACTATATATTTTCTAATACTGTATACTGTTTTTGGGGTGGCGGTACTTATGCCAATGCAGACGGACAGATATATTATTTAAGCAAACCTGCTGACATGACAACCAGTGTAGACCCTGAAATTAATTCAGGGCTATATGAGATTATGCTGCTTTTTTCAGAGGCTATTTGCTGGGCAATGGATGCTAAAATAGACCGAAGAACCAAAGCATTAGAAGAAGCTCTAAGTCAATGCCAAGCTCTTAATGAAAAGTATACGCCTGCAACCAATATCGGCACTAAGGGACGTATAGAGATAGGTGCTAAGTAATGGCTGATTTTGTACTATTCTATTGCTCAGCTTATTCAGGTACAGCGAATAGGGGTCACTTTTTATATGACGATTTGACCTTTTATGATACTCAAGTTATACCTTATGATTATCACTCAGCCTATAATCAGAATACAGGAATAGTCTATGTAGGAAATAATAGCGCAAATCAGTTGCAAGGTGTTTTGGGAAGTAATCATACTGTTCAATACACTTATAACGGTAATTACAGACCTTTGTTCGTTGACAAGAATGGAAAAGTATGGTGCGTAGCAAGTTCGGCAGATAAGTACATATATTTATTTGAAGCTGATTTGTCCGATGTAACTACTTATACGTTGAAAGCTGGAACTCCGTTAGCTTATCTTGCACCAACATTTGATAGTCAGTATGTCTATGTGATGCAAAGTGCTTTTAATGGAGTCTTAGCGAAATATGGAGTGAGTAATTTAGACGGCGGTGATCCTGAATGGTCAATAAATGTATCTTACGCTAAGTGTATCTTTTGTGATGAAGATAATAATGTATACGTTCTAACATTAAGTTCTTTGACAAAATATAGTGACACAGATGGTTCGCAATTGTGGAGTATATCCGCTGGCGGATATTATGGTTTTTATAGTCTGAAAACAGGAATGATGTATGTACCTTACGATGATGATGGTAAGGTACTTGAAGTGACCACAGACGGCGATGTAGATGGGTATGCAGATATAAACTATCGTAAGCCTTCATGCGTGGGAGGTAGCTATAATTCTGATATTTACTTTATGATAAGTAGCTATGGAATTGGTAGTACTAATGCACTATATCGGTATCCTCACTCAGATTGGGACTCACCTGAAACAGAGGTCAATCATAAGTTTTGGTTTGTCTATAATTATTGGTTCGCAGGTGATCCTGCTGGTTATGTTAATTATGTATTAAGAACCTATCCAGTAGCAGGTTTTTCAGCGACACCATTATCTGGAAATGCGCCATTAAGTGTGACATTTACAGATAGTTCAACTGGTAATATTACTGATTGGTCATGGGACTTTGGGGATGGAAACACCTCAACAGATCAAAATCCAACTAATAATTATACGACACCAGGTGTTTACGATGTAACTTTAACTGTTACAACAAGTGAGGGATGGACAGATTCAGAAACAAAAACTGAATATATTTACGTTACGAATGCAACTGTTATCACAAAATTAGATGAATTAGCTGTAAGACTTGAAGATACAGAAGAACATCATTTTACAAAAGAAATAAAATTAGAGGCTTATTGCAGGTCACAAGATCGAATTGCTAATTTCATAAAATCAGAATACGCACAATCTTTGCTTGAAATTGATAGTGGTATTGATATTTCAAGCGGTGAATATGCTCTTTCGTCATTGAGTTATACTGTTATTCAGGATGGAATTTTAGGCGTTAAAGTTACAATAGATAGTACAGATTATTGGGCTTATGAGATTCCTTTGAAAGAAGTAAGACGATTAAATAATCCATATTATCTGCCAGATTACGAAGTATTTTATTATATAAATGAAGGTAAACTTAAATTCAAAACTGGCGATGGTCTAAGTCTTTCAAGTGCAACGGCTGATGTATATTTGTTAAAAGTACCAACAGATATGACAACTTATGTAGATACTGAGTTGCCAAGTAGTTTAAAAGAGCTACTTGTAACGATGGCGGAATATTATTGTTGGGATATGGAAGGTAACAAAGAAAGATCGAGAGCAATAAAAAATTTAGCAATGAAACAGATAGAAACAATGAATTATAGATTTAGAGCACCATCAGAAATAATAATGGGAGGTTGAAAATGCTTTTTCCTATATTAGCAACGTTATCAGCAGCAGGTACAGGATACTCTTTATTAAAAAATATATTTAACAAACAAGAATCTTTTGCCGATACAGAATATGGTAGAAAACTGAAAAAACTTTCAGAGCGAGGGATAGATATCTCACCAATTATAAGTAATATCGGTAAAGAAACAGGCAATATAGCACAACAAGAAAAAACCGCTTTGAAAGGACGATTAATTAGTCAAAACATGGGTGGAAGTATAGCAGGACAACGTGCTATAAGTGAAATTGATACTAAAAGAATGGCTATGCTTGCAAAGACATTAGAAAATCTTAAAGCAAAAAACGAACAATTAAAAGCTCAATATGCTTTACAATATGCTCAACAAGGATCACAGTACGATTTAACGCAGCAGCAGTCAGAACAAGATGCGTTAGCAGAATTACTCAGTACATCTGGATCGTTATTATACGAACAACTTTCACCCCAGCGTGATTATTTACAATTATTATTAGCAGCAATGAATAGACAGCCAATAGAAGGATTGGAAACATTTAGACCCAAATTTAACAATAGAATGTCGTCACTACCACAAAGATATTATAATCCATAAAACAAGGTAATAAAAATGAGTGTTACAGGATTAGCAACAGGTCTATCGGGAGTTGGGAAGTATATTCTTTCTCGTAAGGGACAGCAACGAGAAACTAAAAATCGGTTCACATTAGAAATGTTAAGAAATGAAATGTGGAAACGTAGGCTTCGTGAACAGGCAGTCCAACAAGAACGTCAAAGACAAATGCTTATTGAACGTGAAAAAGAACGTACTAAACAAACATTAATAGAACAACAAAGAATGTATGCTGAACATCAGGATGAAATGGCATTGCGTAAAAAAGAATATGATTTAAAAGAAAAAGAATTGGGACTAAAAGAACATGGTGAAGGTTATTATAAAAAGACACGACCCGTTACTGGAAAATATATTACAGCCAAAGAAAGAGAAATTAGTCGTATATTAAAAAAGAAAGATACAGGAGCACCATTAACTGAACAAGAGCAAAATTGGTTAAAGAATTATTTTATGGGAAAAGAAACTTTTGATTGGCAAAGTTTATTTCAAGAAGAAAGTGATCCTTTAGGCATTCGATGAATGATACACAACTGACATATTTCAGAAAAGCATATCCTCAATATAATGATTTAGATGATAAAATTATAATTGCAGGATTAAGAAAAAAATATCCTCAATATAGCGATTTAAAAGATGTTGATTTTATTGCAGGATTAGAACGTAAATATACACCAGAAAAAGATATTTTTACAAAAGGATGGGAATTTATATCAGGTATACCAGAAAAGTTACGTACAGAGCGCCCAGAAACACCAGAGCAAATACAAATGGGTGCTGTCAGTCAACCTCAACAACCAGAAGAAATAGGTTTTGGTACACGTATTTTGAGGGCTGGTGGTGAAACGGCATTAGAAAACTTAAAAATGTTTGAAAAACAGATGCTTGCCAGACGGTTATTAACTCCTGTAATTGGCAAAGAGTCTTATGTAGAAAAAATGCATGAATATCTTTCAGAAAGAATAGCAGGGAAAAAAGAC